AAATTTGGCTTCAAACTCACCAATACTTTCCACTACAGTCGGTATACCGGCAGGTCCTTTTACGGTTGGACCTATGATAGCTGCACCGATTTCAGCTACGGCAGCCGGCAAAAAAGATGCATCTATCTCATTCGTAAATACACCTGGACTTACTATTTTTTCTGCCATTGAATTTCTCCTATTAATAACATGTTATTTGAATTGATATGATTACAGAATTAGTCGTTGCGCAATTAATTCTATATATAAATATGGTTTTAAATTTGAAACACGTTATTTATTTGCAGAAAACGTGCCTGTTTTTGGGTCTAAAACACCCTCACCGTATTTTTTTGTAACCTCTTCCATAAAAGATTTCTCTTCATTTTGGACATCATTGAAGTTAGACTTTAATTTGTTTTCATTTTCATTCACAAGCTTTATTTCATTCTCTAAACGAATTTTTGTAAAACCTAATTGTCCTAATTTTAATTGAATAGAAGCATATTTTTTTTGAATGTCTTCTAATTTTTCAAGTTCCTCTTTGGTGAATTTTGTTTCAGCCATTGTAACCTCCTATTTGTTCACTTGTTCATCTGTTGCATCACCCTCAAAACCAAAAACTATTTTTCCGGGCGTAATTTCTTTTCTTGTTTGAGATACTTTATTAACTAAAATATTACTAACATATTCAGGTAGTAAATAAGCGTATGTTGTAACACTAAATGTAGATTTTATGAACCTTTCGGTATCCACCGTCATTTCAGTAGAATCTGATATACCCTCAACCTTTGATAAAAATCTATAATTTTCAGAATCTCCCCAATAAGTATTATCTTGTTCGACAAAACCCTCTAAAATTATATTCATTTGTTCTATAAAATTTGTCCAAATAATGAAATCATAAGTTATCGTAACATAATCAGGAACACCAGTCACTATATTTTCTGTTATTGGCTTCTTACCTGTTTGAACTGCAAATCTGTCATATCTATTGTTTTTAGACCATTGAGAGTTTCTGACAACTCTACTATGTTTTCCTTCTAAATCATGTTCTAAACCAACATATAAATTTGTATTTTTTTCAAGAGATGTTCTTCTAAACATTACAAGTGGTAAAATTATAGCTCCTGATTTATCTTTCATAAAGTTATTTTTTCTAGCGTTTACCCATCGTTCTTGATTGGCATACATAATAGGAACATCTTTTTGTTCACCAGCACTTGATACTTTTAATCTCATCACATTTTTCATGTGTTTCATCATTGATGTATCTATATCTTTTAGAGTTATCGCATAGTTTTTACCATAGTCTAATCCAGGAACAACAGATTTTTTACCATTACCACCTCTAATAGAAGTGTCTTTCATAGAAACCTGTTCTGCTCTGTTCACAGTTTCTTTATTCACTAATCTTTGATTTGTTATTGGTTTAACGGCCATTTCTTCTTCTCAGTTTTTTAAGTTTATCTAATTTGTTGTTTACTTTGCCTTTTACTTCTTCTGATTTTATAGCTGATACATCTACATTACCTATAGCTATTTCTTTTTTTATATCCACCTCAACCGCTTTTACACCAGTCTGTGACTTAGAGTCAAAGTTATCCAACTTGTTCATTAGTTTACCCATCATCTGTTCCATTTGTAAATTACCATTTGGTTCAGGAGTATAATAATGTTTTCTTTCACCATACACATCCTCATCATCTACGATGTTACCACTCACCTCTTTTTTTGGTAAAGATTTTTCCCTAAAATTAGGGTTAGAAGTATCATATTTTACTATTCTTTTTCCTGTTATTTTTTGAACAGCCATTATCTTCTTCCATTTTTTAAATTGTTAAAGTCTTCTCTAGCTCTAGTTAAATTTCTTTCAACTTTTTTAGATTTGGCCACATGATTTTGTTGTCTAACTATTCTTGAACCTAACTGTTGATTGTTAGAAAATCTTCTAAGATGGTCTCTCAATCTACGTGTGGTATATCCATGAGATTTAAACATACGTGCCGCATTTTTTAAACCACCAGGTTGTTGTATTGTATTAACTACAACACTTAATAAATTTTTATCTGAATTTGATAATGAAGTCGGCATAGACATATTTTGTGGAAATGGAGTAATACCTAATAACATGTTAACACATGCTACTACATCTAATATGTCTAAACCCTCATCTTGATTGACATCTGCATTTAAAAGCATTTGAGGTGTAATTGAAATATTACCCAGAATAGCATTTACCATTGCCACTATGTCTAATATATCAACAATTCCATCTAAAGTAATATCACAATAGTTTATAGAACTCCCACCTGTTGTTGCTAATATATAAAAACATGAAAAATCAGAATATGTACATTGACTACAATAGTTTTCAGCCTGAGGATCTCTACAACCAATACATTCATTTATTACAAGACTATTCGAATATGTCATATCATCTTGAAGACATTGTATAGGGTCTACATCTTCTTGTCCTGTACAGGTATAAAAGCTGTTATCAGCGTCACAAGCTTCCGCTCCTAAATTTATACTTAAACTAATTTCTTGATCATCTAAACTAGTTGGTATAGAACCATAAAAACCAGATCCACACCAAACTTCTCCATCACCACATAATGCAGGGTCGTTGGTTATACAATCACACGGAGCAAATGGGTCATAGTATTGAATATCTATATCAGCGTGTTGTGGATTAGGATAATCAATTGTTACATATGATGGATTATTATCATCATCAAAACTTATTTGATTATTTATTTTAAATCTATGTTTTACTTCTCTATGTTTCCATGATTCACTAGGTTGTGCAATTGGATCCCATGAACCATTAGCGTATCGATAATCAAAACCATATCCATAAAAAACCCTCCAACTAGCGAATCCGTCTGCATAACCATATGTCGGAGTTCCTCCGTTTGTGATAACTTCATCAATATATCTTTGCCATGTATCACCAGGTTCATCAATCCCTATCTCACCAACTAAAGTAGTAACCATGTCATAACCAAAATCGGCTCCACTTACTACACTATCATCACTTACTCTGTTTCTAACCCATGTCATGTGAGCATTTTCTGTATCATTGTGTATGTAAATTTGAGTTGGATTTTCACCAGATCCCCAAAGTCCTTCACCAATTATACTAGAATCAAATTTAGCTGGTAATGATTTTATTTCACCAATTTCAAGAGCGTCTACAACAGGACATGGTGGTAAATCACAATTATTATCATAATAACTTACAAAAGGTGATGTGATAGTTCCAGTAATAACACCATCTTGAAATCCTGTATTATCTATTTCTATTATGGTATTTCCTTCTTCATACCACCTAAAACCATTTTCAATACAATCATAAATATTATCATAATCGGCTTGAATATTTTTATTTTCGTCTCTACATTTTGCACCGAGTGTTAACCCAATCAGTTTAAGTGTTTCATCTTTTCTATTTAATTCATATACACCTAAACTACCTCCCAATGTCATAAACCTACCATCACTCGCTAAATAATAAATTGAAATATCTCTATCATACCATAACATATTAGCATATTCTGGAGTAGGATATGATTTTAATATTTTTAAGCCGTGTGATGGCATGAACCCTTCATAAGGAGTAGGGCGACTATCACCACCAAAACCATCTCCTTGAGGTATTGACAAATCAAAACCAGTATCAGACGCATCTACACCCACACTAACACAACTATTACTATTCCATAAAAAGCCTAAACCATTAAATTTAGTTCCCTCTCCTGATATAGAGACACATGGGTTACCATATTCATTAGGAGTTGATGGTGTCATTGATAAAGTTCTAAGTTGAGTTCCATCATATTGTAATCTTGGTGGGTGTTCATTTAATGTTAAAAAAGTATTGTCACCATCATCTGTTATTTCATACGTACCATATAAATTAACCAAATCATTACCTTCTACATCATCACCTTCACATTGAAAATCAGTATTAACATGATCACTCTCTCTGTGATCACAATAGTAATTATCTCTTCTGTATGTAAAATTGGGGAGAAGTGTTATTCTTTCCTCTTTAACAGCACCAATATTATAGAGAGCTCCTGAGGGAGCTATATCCGTACTATAACCGGCCAATTGTGAGACATCACTATTCATTGATATAGCTGTCATATCATATGGCCAATCATAAGCTTCTAGTTCCCATCCATACATAAATGGATTACTTTCTAAAACATTAACACCTTCAACACGTAACATTCCAGCTGTACACTCTCCATATTGTTCTAGATCAAAATTATATTTTCGTATGGGTACTTGTACTAAATTAAAACCATCTTCTTCGTAATCTTGCCAAGTACATGTTTGCCATCTAATAGTTCTAATACAACACGCACGATAATCAAAAATATCTGTTATTGGTTCGTCATCAAAAAAACACTCTGGATGCATATTATTATTGTCAGGATCATTGTCTGGAGTAGCACACTCTGTTTGTCCAAAAACTCCACCACCAACTATTTCTCTAAGAAAAGTATAATGATAAGATATGTCTTCATCCGGATCTGGTAAATAAATACCATATGGTGTCGATGCGAATGGATCTGCAGAACCATATGTACTTGTATAAAAATATCCTTGTTGAATATTATTATCAACAAATTTACCAAATACTTTATATGTATTTTCTTCTTCTATTGTAATATCGAATGATTGTGGTATTATGAGATTAGACAAAGGCATTTATTATTCTCCAACTCTTTCAATATGAAGTGATGATAATCTACTTCTAAATGCATTTACTTTGATTTGATGTCTGAACCCTTGATGTCCTCCAATTAATTGTGGTTCTGTTACGGAGCCAACTTCGTAATATGAATCGTTCCAATCTATGATATCACCAATTTCAGGAAAAAATCCAGCTTCTTTTAAAGTTGTTCTATGAAAATAAACTTCAATGTTAGATGTTAAATCAGAACCAAATTCGTCTTGGATGGTTTCAGGTTCATTGTAAAGAAGTAAGCAATTTACCCTAAAACCAGCTTCATAATATTTTGCAGTAGATTCACCATATACATTGTTATTAGTATTTTCTACACTAACTTTATACACATCCACTGATTGTCCAACAATTTCATCAATTAACTCTTCATTAAAAGCATCAAATAAGTCGACTTCTTTTTGTGGTATAAAAAATGGTTTGTTTGTAAAATCAGACATTAGTATCTACCCCTCATGGTTCTATTTGAACTAGGTGTTATTGAGTCTCTACGAATTAAATCTAAATTATCACTATATTTTGAATCACTTATAAATCTACGAGCTCCTAGTCTTTTAACAACACTACGCATTCTGTACAAACTTATATCTCTAACAAACTTGTGCTTTCGCCTTCTTGAATTAAATACTCGTCTACGAACTCTTCTAGTCGTGTGTCTTGGCATTATTTTTTTCCTTTTTTAGCGTATTGTTTTAAAAAATCTGAAGCTTCTTTTGTACTAACTTCTTTCTTTTTATAGTTTTTTCTTTTATTTTTTAGTTTACCAGCTTTTTTCTTTTTATCTGTTAAAATATCATTAACTTTTTTAATTTCTTTTTTTTTATTTTTAACTACTTTTTTAGACTGATTAACTTTTTTATTTAATTGTTTTACTTTTTTATTTTTACTACCACCGAATAAAGCTAAAACACCCCCAATAGCCGTAACTAACCCAATTAAATACTTCAATATTTTCATAACTTTCTCCTACTATTTTAATCCAAAAGTTTTTCTTTTTCGTAAAGCCTTTTTCATTTTTTTCTTAATTCGAGTAGCTTTAGTTTTTCTTTTAATAGCACCCTTTTTAGCTTTAAGCTTTCTTTTTGTTTTCTCGGTAGACTTCATAGTGACACATCGATTACCTTTAGCCTTTTGTCCGGGTTTACAGAATAACTTTTTTTTAAGTTTACCCTTTCGGATTACTTTTTTCTTTTTACCTTCTTCAAGGTCTATTAAAATGTCTTTTAATTTTATAGACATTATTTATTTCCGATACCTGTTGAAACATGTTCACCTACATTACCAGCAGCGTAAATACCAAAAACCCACTTTACAAAATCTGCCCATCCTGTAAAGTCAGCTTTTCCCAATATTACAAAAACACTAGCTGCTAAAAAACACACCCCAGCACATAATAATTTTCTATTCGAAACTTTCATCTCATATCTCCTGATTTAATAATTTTATCACCCTCCCAAGCATCACATATGTATGATGGGTGTACATGATACGACCAATTTTTACAAAATTTAGCTCTAAAAAAGTTACAGTTAGAGCAATGTTTACCATTCACATTTGTTTCTCGATAGCTATTTGGTAAATTACCTAAACTAACATTTTTACGTTGTTGTCTATCACCTTCATATCTACCACCATGTTCTAATTTTTTAACATATCCACCACTTTTATAATTACTACCTGGTAATTGTCCTCTATTAAAACCAGGTGCAGAGTGGTGTGGAGAAGCAGTTCTGTTTAATTTGTCCAAAAAATCAATACCTAATGCTTCTGTAGTGGCAGCGTTTATTATATACTCACCACCTTCTAATTCTACAGGATCTTGTCCTTCAGCTTGAGCTAAAATACCACCTTCCTCATGTGATGGTCCTACTAAATATCCACCAGATTGTTTTTCCTTTACTCCGACTCTTCTTTTCTTAGCCATCTCTTAACCTAAATAAATACTTAACGGAGCTTTGTTTAAAACAGCCTGTTGAGCATCAGCTTGTTCTTGTTCAGCTCTGGCCTTTTCAGTCACAGAAACTGAATCTAAAAATTCTTTCAACTCATCAATAAGTTGTTGTTTTTCTTCTCTACCCTCTGCCTTTAAAGCTTCACCATCCATCTGAACTTCACCATTTGGTATAGGCATGGTAGCATATTTACTTCTAATAATACCAAGTAATTCTTTTGCCAAAGCTAAAGTATATCTTCGTATCCATTGTCTACCTGGTGCATTTATTTCTGAATATGTAGTAAATTTATAAGGTATATTACTTGGATCTGTAACCTTATTTTTCATATAATCTAATTCTGTATTATTAGCAAAATCTCTTACTTGATAGTTAAACCATATTTTACTACCAACATCCGAAGAAGCTGGTTCAGGAAATATTCTTAATTTATTATTTACTATCTCAAATGAATATGCAGACTTTCTAATTTTATCATTTGTTTCTATTTGTGCAGCCCTCGATATATCATAATATATTGGTCTTAATATAAATGTTGTAGCTGGAGAAACATTACCCATACCAAAAGAATCTAACATATTTCTTTGATCAAATGTTCCAGCAAAAGGGTCATAAAATTTTGTTATAGCTGCAGGTCCTTCATTAAATACTCTCATAATTGTCAATCGTTCAGTAGGAGTTCCTGTTGTATGTTCATATGAAGCTTCACTTTGTAAATCATATATCTGTTTTGAATCTCCTAAAGTAATCGAACCAGAATAAGTCTGTACATCACCACCTAATCCTATAGCTTCACCGTATTGTTTAGATAGTCCGACAGATAATCCCATATTAGGTTTTGTTGGTTCTACGGAACCTGTTCCCATATTCGAATGTGATGGGTGATTACTAAAACCAGAACCACTTACTCTATTCGTATTACTATAGTGTTCCCACAACCAATTTTTTGCATTATAATTATTTATGTATTGTGAGTAATCTGAGGTAGCCTCTTCAAAACAAGCCCAAATAGACGCACTATTGAACTCTAACTGCATGACAGGATGTCCAAGCTTTCTCGAAACATACTTTGACACTTGAACAGATTCTGATATGAATGAGTTATCATTATCATATATACTATATGGTGTAGGTTGTTCACTACTCGTAAAGTCTGATATCGTTGGATCTGTGTATATGAATTGAAATTTTGACATTTAACTCTCCATTACTAATAAAAATACATATTATTTCTCAAATATAAATATCAAATGAATACAAAAAAGGGTGAGATAATTCCCACCCTTTTAGGTTGTTTTTTAACATTTTAAGGTTACAAACTATTAAGCTGCACCATTAGCACCACTACCAGACCAAACTGCTGCTGCATTTTGTTGATTAGAATGTGCATTCACAATGTAATTAGTTCCATCATTATGAACATGAAGTTCATCACCAACCACAATCTGACCAGCACCTACACCAGTTACTACTCCAGAATGACCATGATAAGTAAAGTTTACCGGAGGTTGTTGAGCAGATCCACTCAAAACTACAAATCTATCAGCTGTCGCTGAAGAATCTACTGAATTTGGAGTGTAATGTAATTGAGCTGCACCATTAGCAGTATAACTTGTTGCTGATACTTTAGCTGCATCAGATTGAAAATCCCACTCTACAGAAAATGCAGAACCAGTTTTTACAAAGAATGAACTTTGAAAACCAGGAGCATCACCCACAGGAGGTAAATCAATTACTAATGGATTTTTACTAGCATCAATAAGATATGTTTTACCTGAATCTTCAGCTTTGACTGTGTAAGTCCATGTACTTGAAGATGGATGTTCATTTCCTTGATGTAGTGTAGCTGCTTGAGCAGCTGCAGTACTTGGAGAAGAAGCTTCTCTAGATTGTGAGTACACTGTACTCCAAGATCCAGAATATGCTGTTCCACCAATATTTTCTACAGGAACTAATTGTCCAGCAGAAACATGAGATGCAAAGGCTTTTACTCTAGCTTTACTTTTTTTACCTAAATTATAAGTTCTGTTCTCAAAAGTTATTTTTTTCTTTATTTCAGACATTTTGATTTCTCCCTATAATTTAGTTATTAAGATGCAACGAATATCGCCGTATTACTCTGTGTGTTTGAAAAGCCTTTGATGAAATAGTTAGTACCATCACACCAGATTTCTACTTTATCACCAACAACTGCATTTACAGTATCCGCATTCATAGTTAATGTTGTACATGTATCAGTTACATGAGATTGATTATTTCCACTAGCAGTAAACTCTGTTGTCGAAACAATCATGTTATCAGCTCCTGATGTCCAAGAAATATCTTTATTGGATGTAGCTTTAACTATGAAACACGCATGAAATCCAGCAGAAACTTCGACTGCAGGTAAAGTAAAAGCTATCGTATTTGAACCACCACTAGCAGTTAATAGATATGTTTTACCAGAATCAGCCATTGTTAAAGTTGGTGTTGCAGCACCTGTAATAGACTCAACAGGTACTTGATTACCAGCAGATTGATGAGCTACTGTAGCAGCTAATCTATCTTGGTTATCAAGAGTGTACTTTAAACCTTCAAATGTTACTTCTTTTGCTATTGCCATTATTTTTCTCCTAAAATTGACATTAAGTTAGTTAAATATGAGAGCTGAAATTAATCAGCTCTCATATTGTTTATTTACATTATATAAGGTCTAAGTCAGCTACATGTATTTTACCATAAAACTCTGGTCTAATCATTTTCTTAGCGTATCGAGTCATTACACCTTTTCTTGGTGTGAAGTCTTCTGGATCATACACTAGTGGAGTCATGATTAGTGGAATGTATGGTGAATATACAGCACCTGTTTCAAGGAAGTTATTTCCTCTATATCCCATTAGGATTGTGTTCTCAGTCATATAAGGTGACTTATAAACTTGGAATCTGTTTTGTAATTGTCCGATAGCTTGAACACCAGCTGCAAATTGAGCTTTGTTACCATCAGTATTTACACCAAATCCTGGAATAGATTCAAGAACTGTTGCCACTTTAGGACCACAAACAAGGAAGTTAGCACCACCACGAAGTGTTAATCTGTGGATTTCATTAGACACTTTTTGTACTTTTGCAAGAAGAGTCTGGAACCACTCAAATCGTGTTCCGTAGAATGTAGTGTTAACAAACTCGTTGTTAGCTGAGTCAAAGTCATTACCTTGTCTTGCTGACCAGTAATCAACTGTCACTGCGTCTGAAATTAACATATCAAGGATTTCTAAATCGATTTCCATTGAGATGTATTCAGACAACATTGAAGTTAATTCAGCTTCAGCATCTACAGAGTGATATGCATTTAAGTCTTGAGCTAACTCAGGAGTCCATACAGCTTTTAGCTTTCTGGTTTTCGCTACGATAGCACGAGATTTAAGTTGTAAGTCAATCTGTGGAATTGGTAATGTAGTTGTATCAGCTGCGTTACCATTTTTATCTTCAAAGTCACCTCTATCAGTAGCTGAATTTCTCTTAACATATCTAATATCAAAGTTTGTTAAGTTTGAAGCACCTGATGCTACACCAGCTGTATTAGCATAAGCTACAATAAATGAAAGAGTACCAGCGTCACCCTCATTACCTGTAATAGTAGTAAACTCATTCAATAGTTTTGTATCGTTATTAGCTAGTCCAATACCACCACCAACACCTGTTGAACCTGAAGTTAATTCCCAAGCTCTAACAGCTAGTTTGTCCATATCAGAAGCTTGTGCTTTTGTTACAGCTAATGTGAACTTTTTCAGTTTACCAGCGTGAGAAGCTGATACATCTGCGTTAAAGTTGATGTCTTTATAAGTTGGTACACCAGCGTCTTGTAAAGTTTGCATATCTAATGAAGCTGAAGATACTGTATATCCATATCTACCTGCACCATAGAAACCTTGTCCGTCTGAACCATCTGCATAAGGAGCACCTGAACCAGATGGTGAATAAGGACCAGTTTTACCGTGAATTGATTCACCTTTTGTAAATCCATGTTGACTTGTTCCATATTGGAAGTCAAGATAGAATACAAGACCTGAAGGTAAATTCAT